CAGAATCATCTGCTGTCTTTTGTTTAACAATCATTCGTTCGAACAACTGTGCTTGATTTTGGGCTTGGGAGGCAATCATTTTCATTACGAAACCACTTAATCCACCGCCGAGCATTGCTAATAGTTCTGTTGTCATATATCTATTTATACAAAAGACTGTCTTTAACCACCAACAAATACATTAGAAGATCCCCTTGCCACACATGTGCATGTTGGATCGCCTATGCGGCCGCAACCAATACCATTGATTTTTACTGTGCTAGATGCACCCCTGAGAGCTATTGAGTGAACCGAGCAACCTTTACCCGCAGGATATGCATGAGCAGTATTCCGATCACCTCTCCTCGAAATTGGTCTACCGTTACAGAACACATTTGGAGAGCCCGAGCCTCTAACCATAGGTGAACAGTGGTATACTTCTATATCTCCAATTCTTGCTACAGAAGCCATATTTTCTTATTGACAGGGGGTTGACAATTGATTATAATTGGTTTATTCAAAACAAAGCAGAACAGTATTTGTTTGTCAATTATCATTATAATAACTATTTATAACTCTCATCGCAGTGGTTCTATCTCCATCGACTATTTGTGAAAGATTTAATATCTCTCTAATAACTAAAGGTGGAGGAGTATCATAGTCATCAATGTCATATCCTTCTTTAATTAACTCTATTTCTGCGGGTAGTATCCTCTGGCTTGGATAAATGGGTGGCAGATTGATATAGAAAGCATGATCAACTGTTACTTTATATGATATTGTCTTTGTTAAAATTGAAGATTGAATGTATGCTACTAGTATATGTCCTTGAGGTATAGTTAAATGACTTTTGGTTTCGGTCGGCTGAGTAACATTCATATTTGGATATTCCGCTTTAAGTTCTCTAAGTTTCACTTCGGATATCAGCTCTGGGTCCCCTGCACCTTTACTATAATCAAGGTCTACTATATCACCCTTTTTAAAATGCCATATCTCTCTATCAAAGACATCCTCATATTTACCCAATAATCCTACTATGAGATTATCCTTATCCTCTATTTTTGTTAGGCCGCCATCAAATTTTTCTGGCGGTGCAATATCAATCTTCACATCGAGCACCTCACTGTATTCAGTTGGAATAACTCGAACTGTAGAATTGAAATCTACAAATTCTTCTACTCTAGTTAATGATGTATTTGAAAGTTGCATTATTTAACAATCTTTCCGATTTCTGCGCCCAGTCTTTCGAAACTATAATTTCTTACAGTCTGAACAAATCTAACTCTATCTTTCCTATAGGCTTTTTCATTCTCTATATCTACATAAAAATTATATGTCAGTGGATCATTAGTAGCTATATCTGTTATGATTCCAATTTCTGCTGGAGTTGTTCTCGTTGGAGGTGTTGTAGACTTCATCACCAGTAAAGGTGAGAAATTAAATTCAATTATGAAATCTACAATATAATCAACATCTCTAGTTAGTCTAGGATCTTGATTTACTCTGAACATATACTTTGCTCTAGGATCGGTTGGTGGCCATCCTTCAATTTTAAATGTACTATTTGTTTCAATATCCTTAAACTCATAAGAGAGTCGATCAAATGTTGCCAATCCATATTCTCCTGTTAATGTAAGTTTGGTGTCATCAGTTGTCTTTATTACATATGGATCATCTACATTGGTTGAAATGAATTCACATTGCAGCACAGTAGACTCGCCATAATCAGCCAAATCAGTATTCTTCCTTAGCCAAATGCACTGCTCATTTAGATCACGAAACGAACCAATTTCACCCAAATCACCAAATCCACTCTGTCCACCTCTGACCTGAGGCACAAGTTGATTCATTATTTCTTCTGATATCATATCTCTATTTATCTAAATTGTTAATGGTCAATTACTTATGACTTTTATTATATATCATGATAGAATTTTGTAACCCGTTGATGGTCAATGACATATTTATATTTACAAATCATCCAAAATAGATTATAATAGTATTATAAGATTGAGAAAGACCTATACTATGAAAACTATGTCAAACATCACCATCACAGAAGAACTCCGCGATCATGTCAACGAACTCTGCGCAAAGTCTAAGGCTTGGGCAGAGGCCGCGCCAGAGGGAGAGTTCCGCACGTATAGTTCCTATGATGAGGCGGATATGATCAGCCACAGCGAACACTACACCAAAGGTGAGCGCAGCCTTACTCCTGACGAGTGGGATCAGACCAAAGCTTGGGAAGAGTATTATGACGCTCATAAGGCGGCATATGGAATTCGCCCTCGCTGGGATTATTGGTCAGACAAAACCACTGCAGAGTGGGAACATCTTTCATCTGAGTGTTATGCTCAGGCATGCGCCGAATACGACCGCGAGCAGGAAGAAAAGAAAGCAGAAGAATCATACGCTTATGAGTCTCCTGCTGAACTTCAAAATGGCATCAACATTTAATATATGAAAAATACAACTCCTTATCTCGGCGTAAAGCTAGTCCTCAACACTCAATATATGGAGAACTACGGCGATCGTTGGAAAGCCAAAGGTGGCTCCACATACGTCGTGACCGACAAGTCACTTCTCTCTTCGCCTGAATCTCTTGATGAGATTCGTGGTCTCATTGAACACTCTGATGACCACTCTTCTGAGTTCGTCCGCGGAGAGGAAATTGTGAGCAGAGATGCCACAGTCTGCGAAGACTGGGAGACTCTCAATGAGGTCTATCGTGCTGAAGATGACACATATCGTGTGAAGAGCGTGACTGACAATCGTGACCACGGTTCAATGCGACACCAAATCGCGTTCAAAACGGTGGACAAGCCACTTGGCAGTGAGCGTGGTGATTTCTCTGTTGAGTATGAACTCACTAACGGCCGCACGGCTCACAGTGACGAAGAACTCAGAGCAGAACTCACCAACATGGGGGTAAAATTTTAATATGAAACTATACACTGCACTCTTCATAATTCTTAGCAGCACTGCATTCTCTTATTCAGACCGCGATGTAGTTGCATCTACTCTGATTCTCGAAGCAGGAGGCGAATATTCTGAGGGAGCTATGGAAGCTGTTCATGAAGTGATTTATAATCGATCAATGAAACGTAACAAACCAATGTCTGATGTCTGTCTTCAGAAATGGCAATTCTCTTGTTGGAATGGAAAGGACATTGAATCTAATGTCATGAAGGCTCAGAAACACCCACGCTGGCACGAGGCAATGAAGATTGTCGATACAGCACAGATGACTAATTACACAAAAGGCGCTGATCACTACTATGCAGAATATATCGACGAACCATATTGGGCGGAAGATATGACACTTACGGTTAAGATCGGAAGACACTTATTCTTTAAGTGATTCTCTATCAACTGATTATGACATTTGATCAATCCCACATCGCAGTGTCCTAACTAGTTGATTATTAGATAGATAAGATCATTGACAAATCCCACAAAATAGAGTATAATATACATATAAGATTGAGAAAGACTATTATGACAAGAGCCTATACAAACCGAATCCTAGAAATTATCGACAATGACAAAGCCGACCCAGAATTTATTCTGAAAGAACTCATGCTTTGGTTATCTGAAGATGAAGTGAAAAAGTTCTACTTGAACTCGTTTATGAACACTTATAATGTGGAAGACAGCCCATATGCTTGAAGCAACAATTGAAATCTGGTCGAGTAAGTCTCGTGACTATGGAACATATTCTCTTTTTGAAAAAGATGAATTGATCAAGACTTACACTAAGTATTATAACACTTACAGCTCTAAAAGAGCTTTATCATTCGCTCGTCGCTTCAAGAGAAAAATGGAACGTGACGGTAAACTAACTAACAATGAGGCAACAGTCATTACAATTAAATAATTATGAATAAACTAACAACACTATTAACAGCAGCAGCATTAATCAGCACATCGGCTCACGCAGGAGACTATGACTATATTATTAGGGATATCGCAGTCGGAGCAATCGGCGGTGCCATCATCGGTAACAATGTCGGAGATGGAGACTCTGAAACTGGAGCGATCATCGGCGGAGTGGCCGCTGGCGCCGCGGGCGAATGGGGCCGTCGAAGTAATCAAAAGAGCCGAGGTTACAATTCAAACTCACAATCAGTCACAATTGTTAAACAGGCTCCACAAGTTCAGGCTCACCAGCAACAGGTTCAAGTTAAGGAGCAAGTATGGGTAGCAGACGAATATGTAACAGATGTTAGTGGAAATGTTCTATATACTATTCCTGGTCACTATGAGACACGAGTTGTTACTAAGACAATCACTGTTTATCGATAATATTTAAATCACATTATATTATGACAGAAGTTGAAAGATTAAATCTCATTAAGTCTCTGGTTAAGAAGGCTAAGAAGAAAACAAAACGGGCCTCAAAGGAAATTCAGAGTGATTTTGTGCCCTTGGAACCAACAGCTCCTACTGAATTTGATATTCATGAAGAATTCGATAATCTAACCCGCTATACAGCAAATCAATACATTAATAATGAAGACTAGAATTTTTGATCGTTACGGAAGGGTCGCAGCAGTGGACCACAAATATACTGGAGAAGAACCCAAATGGGACGGGTGTGAATCTTGGCCAATTGAGAAATTTATGAAGGAACGTTCCCGAATGTTCAACTTCTATAATTACTATTGTTCGGCTAAAGATCTATTCGATGACCTTTTGAAATGGATGCCAACTAATGGATACACAAAGCAGCAAGTGAAGTTGATTAAGTCTGAGGGTGAACGCTGTGCGAATATCACATGCTTAAAACTAGCTCGGGCTATGAATAATGGTATGATTCCAACACGAGATGATGTTATGGAATATATCGAATCTAAACCTGGTCTATCCTGTGATGAAGCGCACGATGATGTCGCGTTTCTTAAGGCTGAGATTGATTCTATCCTTCGACGCAGTCAAGCAAGCATACAAGCGCAAGCCTCATTGAACACAGAGGACTCTAATGTGAAGATTCTTTCCCCACTTCAACGTCTTTCTAATAAAGTCAATAAGACTATTATCTCTGAATTAGAGATTATGATCGATGATAAAGGATGGGCAGAAAATCAGACAAGTGTTGACTCGATTAATCTGATTCAACTCCTAAAGGCTAATTCAATTCCCGTGAAAGGATTGAAAGATATCTATTCGTGGCTAGAGGTCTATCGTGAAAGCCTTCAGAATGCTTTGGATAAGACAGATGAGTTTGATATCGAAGGATGGTCTTTCTTACCCAAGCCAGGTATTCGAAGCCGCTTGAAGGCTATTCAAGCGATGATTACACAGCTTGATAAGTATTCATCTTCTAATAAGAAGGTTCGTAAGGTTCGAAATAAGAAAGTGAAGTCCGCTTCATTACAAGTTAAGAAACTTAAATATAAAGAATCGGATGATGACTTCGGTATCCAATCTGTCTCTCCATTGAATATCCCTGGTTCTAGAATGGTTCTTGTATTCAACACAAAGACTCGAAAGTTGGGTGTGTATGAATCAGATAATCCTATCAGTGTCAAAGGAACTAGTCTAAAGGAATGGAATGAAGAGAAAAGTTTCTCATTGACAATCCGTAAGCCAGATGATATAATTCCTATTCTATTAAAGAAATCAGAAAAGGTATTCACAAAGGCTATCGATGATCTAAAGACCAAGCGTGGTAAAGTGAATGGCCGAATCAATAAAGACACTATCTTACTAAGAATATTATGAAACAAGCAGTAGTTATTACACCTAGCATTACAAAAGAGGCTCTAAGAAGTCAAGTCGAAATATTGGTTCATAAAGATAAGATGACTTATGCCGAAGCAATCTGTGACATTTGCGAAGGCTTAATGATTGATCCACAAGATATTGTGAGATTGGTTACAGGCCCACTCAAAGCCAAACTTGAAGCAGAAGCGATGGATAGAAACATCATAAAGAACAACACAACTAAATTATTTTAAATTATGGGAAGATATTATACAGGAGATATAGAAGGTAAATTCGTTTTCGGTGTTCAAAATAGTTTTGCAGCAGATCGATTTGGTGCAGAGCCAAGGGTGTTATATCAATTCGATGATTCACATATTCCAGAACTTGAAAAAGAATTGGCTGCTATTGAAGAAAGTGTCAGCATAGATAATCTTAAAGAGTATCACAATGGCCCTGACTGTGACACATTCAATGGTCTTGAAGAAGAGGACTATTCAGATTATGCTGATTACATTCTAGGAACAAAGATACTTGATTGTGTAAAACTCAATGGAGAATGTATGTTTGAAGCAGAAATGTAATGTCGGGATTTGAATCATATTCAATTTACAATGCACTGCTATTACATTATAATAGTGACTCTTATAATGCTTATAAATACCACTTCAAGACAAGAGTGAGTAGAGCTTCCTTTGAAAAAAGGCGAGATCGATACTTTTTCGAAAAACTGGGTCGGAAGTATGATTCAGATTCCTTGAAAAAATTCTATACAGCTAATATCATTAAGGAAGTTAAATGGGTTGGATCAATGACAGAGAGTAACTATAAAGAGTTGCAATCTCGATTAGATTCAGTATCATACCGCTTCAAGACTGATATAAAACTACTTACTGATGCAGAGGAGTCATTTGACAAACTTTGCAGATGTGAGAATGGAAACAACTTAATAATAGATTACCTTTGTTCAGAAAAGATCAGCATTGAAACTGTGTCAATTCTAGATCAGATGGTAAACTTTATTAATGATACACTGCCGATATTAAATGATCCTCTTTCTTTTAAGAAGGGTCAAGCAATGTTGGCACAGAAATACAAGTACAGCTTAGTTGATATAAACATGAAAAAAATGAAAGATATAGTAATTAAAGAGTTTACTTTTTAACTATATTAGTCTATAATGGTTATATCGATTAAATACATCGTAATACAAAAACAAAATACTAACAATACAAATAATATACAAATAATATGTCGTTTCAAGAACTAAAACAAAAACGTGCCGAAGCAATTGCAAACCTAGTTAAGGCTGCAGAAAACACTTCTGAAAAGAAGTCATATGGTGATGATCGTATGTGGGCACCAACAGTAGATAAAGCAGGTAATGGTTATGCCGTTATTCGCTTTCTTCCAGCAGTCGAAGGCGAGGATCTCCCTTGGGTTCGTTACTGGGACCACGGCTTCAAGGGCCCAACTGGTAAGTGGTACATCGAAAAGTCTTTGACTTCTATCGGTCAACAAGATCCAGTAAGTGAAATGAATACTCAACTATGGAATAGTGGTATCGAATCGGATAAAGATGTTGCTCGCCAACGCAAGCGCCGACTCCATCACGTTTCAAATATTCTTGTGATCTCTGATACAGCGAATCCACAGAATGAAGGAAAAGTATTCCTCTACAAGTATGGTAAGAAGATATTTGATAAGATCATGGATGTCATGCAACCTCAATTCGAAGATGAAACACCAGTCAATCCATTTGACTTCTGGGGTGGAGCAAACTTCAAGTTGAAGATTCGTAATGTCGAAGGATATCGTAACTATGACAAGTCTGAGTTCGAAGCACCGACTGAATTGTTTGATGGTGAAGAAGCAAAGTTAGAAACGATTTATGAAAAACTTCATGGACTGAATGAGTTCATTAACCAAGAAAGTTATAAATCGTATGCTGACTTAAAGAAGAAGCTGTACGATGTTCTTG